AGTAGAGAAGAGAAAGAGAAGGTATCGAAGCCTTCGGCTTCTCACCCCCCTCGCGGGGGGCGGGTGGCCCGGTTCGACGAGTTCTGGCTGGCATGGCCGAAGTCCGAACGGAAGCAAGACAAGGCGAAGTGCATCGCATTCTGGAAGCTGCACGGGCTCGACCAGACAGCCGACGCCATCCTGGCCGACGTGCGCACGAAGCGCGGCACCACGAAGTGGCAAGAGGGCTTCATCGAGGCTCCGCTCGTGTACCTGCGCGGCCGTCGCTGGGAGGACGAGGTCACGCCCGACGACGGCAAGCCGGGCGAGGCCGTCTTCAACTGGTGGTCCAACAGCGGCGGCATCCGCCGCAAGGGCATCGAGCTGGGCGTAGGTGACTGGTCGGAGGCGGAGCAGTTCGGCCCGTACCGCGCGCGCGTCTTCGCGAAGGCCGGACCCGGCCCCTGGAGCACGCCGCCGCCGGCCGGCCTGCCCGGCGTCCTGAAGACGCTGGAGCCCGCATGACGACGCCGGCCCCGTCCCTTGCGATCCCGTGCATGGGCGGCTGGTGCGCGCTGCGCGACCACTGCCAGCACTACCACTCCGTCGTCGCGCGTTCCGAGCCGAGCGAGCGCCTGTGCCGCCCCGGCCAGGACGGCAAGAGCGACATCCACCAGGTGCACGTGACCCCTGCAGCGCGGGTCGTGCCCATCGCATCCCAGGAGATCCCGCTTTGAGCGACACCATCAACGTCATCGCCGAGACGCGCGAGGAAGCGCACCAGGCGGCGAGCCATGCCTACGCGCTGGCGCAGGCTCTCATCCGCGACGCGAAGCGCGTCCGCTTCGTCGTCGGCGAGGACCAGGATCCGATCACCCTCAAGCAACGGGGCTTCCTGCACGCCGCCGTGTTCCCGCAGATCGCCGAGCAGGTCGTGGTCGACGGCACGCGCTACACCGCCGACGTGTGGAAGGAGTTCTTCCGCAAGCGCTTCCTCCCGGACCGGTGGGAAATGGCGGCCGTGCCGAAGTGGGATCCGGTGCTGTGCCGCCTGGTGCAGCCGAAGCGGAAGACGCCGGTGCGTGTGCGCGTGTCGACCGAAGACCTCGGCATCAAGGCCTACAGCGACTACATCGACCGGGTCATCGACACGGCGGTGGTCGAGCTGCATGTGGTGTTCGAGTTCCGCCCGCGCGAGCGCGAGGAGGTGCGGTACCGCCCCGGGCGGAAGCCCAAGGCGGTGTCGGCAGCGCAGCAGGCCGAGGAAGCAACCGCGTGAAGCGTTCCCCCATGCCCCAGCGAAAGGCCCCGATCGGTCGGAAGGAGTGGGCCGGCGCCGAACGCTCGCGCGGCGGCGACACCGCGGTGCTCGAGCGGCCGATGGCCCGTGCACTGGCGCCGGCACCGCGCGCCACGATGGCAGCGCGGCCGACGTTCAACCCGCAGCCGAAGCCCGTGCCGGTCGAGCACGAGGGCTACCGCCGCCTCGTGGCCATGCTGCCCTGCATCTGCTGCGGCATCGCCGACATGTCGCAGGCCGCGCACCCGAACACCGGGAAGGGCGCCGGCACGAAGACCGACGACCGGCTGTGCTTCCCCCTGTGCTGCGAACGCAGCCCCATGCGCTGCCACCGCCGCTTCGACCAGGAAGCGATGTTCACGAAGGAGGAGCGCCGCGCGCTGGAGCCCGTGTGGGGGCAACGCACGCGCGAGCGGATCCGCGACATGGGCTTGTGGCCGACGACTCTGGCCTGGCTCGAATCAACCCCAACCGAAGGAGCCGTCGCATGGTAGCCGCCGCAGTGATGGGAGCCGCCGCCGTCTCGGCCGCGGGCGCCCGCACCACCACCACCACGAAGCAGGATCGGCAGGTAGTGATCCGCATCCCCGTCCGCTGGCCGCACTGCGAGAGTTGCGGCGCTGCCGACGTGGGCGAGATCCGCTGCAGCTACTGCGGCTCCCTCTGGCGCATTGGGTACCGCGAATGAGGAAGCGCAGCAGCTACCGCCCGAAGGCGGTCATCAGCAACCCGCTGACCATGCTCCGGCCGGCGACGAAGGGGGAGAAGGACAGCGTGATGCTGCGCTTCCGCAGCTCGCTGGCCACCCTGACCAGCGGCAAGGACCCGGGCGAGGCGGAATGGCGCGACATGTCCGACGCCGTGAACACCGTGGAGACGCTGGCGCTGGGGATGGGAAAGCTGGTGCCGGCCGAGGCAATGCCCGACGTGCACGAGGCGATCGCCAGCATGGTGAAGGCCGCGCGCCGCTTCCAGGCGGGGCAGGGCATGCGCCTTGATGCCGCCGGCCTGGCTGCGCTGCGCGGCGTGCTCGACGTATACGAGCAGTGCCTCGACGGCCTGACCGCGCGCGAGATGGCGCAGGCCCAGGCGGAGACGCAGCGCCGCGTCAACGCGCTGCTGCATGCCAAGGACCGCCGTGCCGAGGTCATCGAGCTATGACCACCGCCCTGATCGAGGGGATGAAGTACGACCAGGCCGTCGCCGCCGTGTGCGATGCCGCGATCGAGGTGCAGGAGGCGTCGGATGCGCCGGTGGGCTTCTGGACGGAGACGGGCCGTGAAAAGGTGCTGGTCGGCATCGCGCGTCGCTACGGCCCTGCGCTGGTGCTGGAGGTCGACGCGGCGGAATGGAACGGCATCCGCTTCCTCGAGCTATTTGGTGTCGACCTTACGCCAACACGCTCACCTCCGCCGTCTCGCTCTCCCCGTCGCGGCACATGCGCACAGCGCTGACTACGCCAGCTCTTGCAGTGCTCTCGCCGCGATGATTCTCGCGCGGCACCTCATTGCTGATGTGTGCGCGGAGAGGCTCGTGACCATGGTTACCAGCGTTAGTCCTCCCACGAAGACGAGCCACCAACGTTGGACGTTGGGGCTGCCGGAGAACGGCGCAAGGTCCCTGTTCACTGCGCTCGTCAACAAAAAGGTGCCGAAGCACCAGGTCAGCAGCCCGATCGACTGCAGTCGGGATCGGAACTCGTTCTCGACTTCAACAGCCATGCGGTCGGGGTGTGCCGCCAAGAGGGAAACGGCATTCGCGAACTCCCTTTGGCTTCGCTCGGACCGATTCCGCCAACCTGTGGACAGGCGGGACATCCCGGCGTCCAGTGGACCCTTCAGGTAGGCGCTGACGATGTTCACACCCAACGCGATGATGATCGTCGAGAACCACCAGCCGACGGAGCCGAGGCTACCCATGATTTCCTGCATGTTTCAGTTCTCCCTTTGTCGGTTGACACTGACCTGATTCGCAATGTAATTGACCGCTGGTCCCGTCTTCGCTTCTACCACCTGCTACTGAGAATCGGGGTCGGTGTTGATGACAGCCCGGGCCCCCGATTTCACGATCTTGAGGATCTGGTCCACGCTCAGCACCCCGCCTTGCAATGTCGACCGGATGGGCAGGAACGCGGCGACCATTCGGCGGTACCTCGACAGCGTCGGGTGGTGCGAGTCGAGTTCGCGCCCCTTGAACCCGCCGAACCGGTTCATCTCCTCGATGAGGAAGCGCGCGATGCCCAGGTGCTCCGTCTCGTTGTTGCCGTCGAATCCGGGGAAGACCACGCTCGTGTGGTACTTCGGAGCCTCGATTGCGAACCGATCCTTGTCTGCCTTGCTCAGCCTCTCGTAGGAGTTCTCCAGGAAGTGCCACATGTCCAGCACGTTAACGACCAGGGTCACGTCTTCGGGTTTGTCGGCGTAGTCGTGGAACAGCCCGCTCATGACCCACTTCGGCGCCCAGTAGTGCCCGCCGTAGATGGTCTGCGCGATGAACTCGAAGTCCACCTCGGAGCCTTTGAGCTTCAGGCCGCTGTGAATGTCCCGCAGCATGAGCATCAGCAGGCGCTCGCCATCGGTGAACTGCACGTTCTTGTTCTCGCCAGGGCCGAGGGCGATCTCCACCAGGGAACGGATCGCCTCCGCGCGCGACGGCTTCTCCGCCATGCGCGCATCCCTCCAGCTGTCGACGCGTGCCAGCAGATCCTGGTCGAGCCGCAGCTCGATACGTTCCATCATCGGCGCCATGTGTAATCCTTTCACGGTTAAATAGTCGGGATAGACGGACAATAGCCGTACATCAGTTACATGTCAAGCAATCGCCAGTACCTCGCCTGACCGGCGCCGATCGGTTGCTTTCCAAAGATCGCGTGGGAACGTGTCGCGCATGACCAAGCGCGCAGTAGGTGCGCCGGCAGCCAAGAAGGCTCCGGCTGCATCGAAGACCACCACGAAGAGCAAGAGGGCAGGGAAGGCGGGAGCCAGCCCAGTCGCACGCGCCAAGAAGCCCGCCAAGCCGGCGGCAGCCCCCACCGAGACCCCGAAGCCTGAAGAGGCGCAGACGCCCATCCCCGAGCTGACCCCGTGGGAGGCGTTCAAGTCGCGTCCGGACGCTTCCCTCGACGTGCTGTGCGACCACATCGTCAGCGGCGGGCACCTCAACGGGTTCTGCCAAGTCCGGGGGTTTTCGTACACCAGCATGCTGCGTTGGATCAACGACGACGTGGTGCGAGCGGAGATGTACGCACGCGCACGCGAGGACCGCTCCGACATCCTGGCCGACGAGATCGTCAGCATCAGCGACGAGTCGCAGAACGACACCTACATCGACGCCGAGGGCAAGGAGCGCACGAACCACGAGGTCGTGGCGCGCTCGAAGCTGCGCGTCGACGCCCGGAAGTGGGCAGCCTCGAAGCTGAAGCCGCGTGTGTACGGCGAGAAGGTGCAACTCGACACGACCACCAACGCGAGGGGCGTTACCGACGAGCAGCTCGTGACGATGCTCGGCAAGTTCGGCATCAACGCGGTGATCGGTGCGAAAGCCGAAGACGAGGACGCGGCGTGATCGACATCAGCCGTTTCAGTCCGCAGCAGCGGGCGCACGTGATGGCGCTCCTGCGCGAGGTCGAGCGCCGCAACCGCACGCGGATGATCGACACGATGTTCCCCGACGAGGGGCGCTACGCCAGGTACAAGTACCCCAAGCACCTGGAGTTCTTCCGCCTCGGCGCCACGCGGCCCGAGCGCGTCTTCATGGCGGCCAACCGCGTGGGGAAGACCGTGGCGGCCGGCACCGAGTGGACCTACCACCTCACCGGCCGGTATCCGAACTGGTGGGAAGGTCATCGGTTCCAGCGCCCGATCCGCCTGCTGGCCAGCGGCGACACGCACGAGACGACGCGGGACATCATCCAGCTGAAGATGGTCGGCGCCACGACCGACAAGCCCGAGGACATCGGCACCGGCCTGATCCCCGGCGACAGCATCCGCGGCATCGTCCCGCGGCCGCACGTCAAGGGCGCGATGGAGAAGGTCATCGTGCGCCACGAGCCTTCCGGCCAGGACTCCGAGCTGTGGCTGCGCTCCTACGTGCAGGGCCGCGAGATCTTCCAGGGCTTCGAGCTGGACGGCTTCTGGCCGGACGAGGAATGCCCGCCCGACGTGTACGAGGAGAGCCAGGTGCGGCTGCTCACGCGCCGCGGCATCAGCACGCTGACCTTCACGCCGCTGAATGGCCTGACGGAGCTCGTCCAGCAACTCACCGCGCACACCGACGACCCGATCCTGATGGGCAGCCGCGCGGTGGTTCAGTGCGGCTGGGACGACGTTCCCCACCTCGATGCGACCGCGAAGGCGATCCTGCTGTCGAAGCTGATGCCATACCAGCGCGACGCTCGCACGAAGGGCGTTCCCTCGCTCGGCGCCGGTGCGATCTACCCGGTGCCTGAGGACGACATCGTCGTCGACGACTTCCGGCTGCCCGTGTACTGGCCGCGCAGCTACGGCATGGACGTGGGCTGGAACCGGACGGCCGCGATCTGGAGCGCGCACGACCGCGAGGCCGATGTCGTCTACCTCTACAGCGAGCACTACCGCGGCCAGGCCGAGCCGTCCGTGCACGCGGCCGCGATCAGGGCTCGCGGCGAGTGGATCCCCGGCGCCATCGACCCCGCTGCTCGCGGCCGCAGCCAGAAGGACGGCGAACAGCTCCTGCAGTCGTACACCGACCTCGGCCTGCTGCTCACGGCGGCGGACAACGGCGTCGAGTCCGGCATCTACGACACGTGGGAACGCCTGAGCACCGGCCGCCTGAAGGTTTTCAAGAGCCTGCAGAACTGGCGCAACGAGTACCGCATCTATCGGCGCGACGAGAAGGGCCAGATCGTTAAGTCGAACGACCACGCCATGGACGCGACGCGCTACGACATCAAGACCGGGCTGTCCCTCGCGCGCCTGCCGCCGCGGACCGAGAAGCCCCCACGCCGCACCAACTGGAGAACTGCATGACCGCATCCGTTCTGGGCCCGAATGGGTCGCAGCTCGTTGAACTTGCCGGCGACCGCGCCTGGCTGATCCGCACCATCGGCGACATCGTCTGCAGCTTTCAGTGGTTGCAGCTCGACGAGATCGACCCCGACGCGCCCGTCGCGTGCATGACGCTGTTCCCGGCCCTGCGTCGCATGGATACGGCGGCCTACGTGATCCCGCAGCGCAACGGCTACCACTACGCGCGCAACGACGGCACCGCATCGCCCGACCTGATGGGCCTCGCCTTCAAGGCGACGGTCCACATGGGCTTCTTCCCCGACCGCATGACCGTCCACCGCGTGATGGACATCGTGCTGGAGGGCCTGCCGGACCTGATCCGCATGCCGTCCGAGCAGCCGGGCTCCCTCAACCTGAAGCGGCTGGTCCACGGCATCGAGGCGCAGGCCTCGGTGAACGGCCGCGTCATCCACCAGGAGGTTCTGTGACCGCTTACGCCTATCACTTTCACGCGCAGCGCCGCGTTCCTGACGCCGATGGCGGCGTTTCCGTCGTCCACGGCCTCATCACCACCGAGGAGCGCGTCGACATTCCCGAGAAGTACCAGGTGGTGTGCAACGACATCGCCGCGTACATGGGCGTCGAGTCGGCCGACGACATCGTCGTCAGCAGCCTGGCGTTCCTGCACGAGGTGCCCTGATGTTCGCCCAGCGCGAAGCGCGGGAGCGCGTCCAGCCCGACGACAGCAACAAGACGCCGTTCGTCGACGAGCAGTTGCAGGCCAGCGATCCGCAGGAGGAGACGAAGCGCCGACACGCGGTGCTGATGGAGTGCCTGGCCGACGAGCGCGATCGGCAACAGGAAGAGCGCCTGCAGGCTGCGATCGACGAGGACTTCTACGACCACCTGCAGTACCGCCGCGAGGATGCCGCCGCGCTGCTCGAGCGCGGCCAGGCGCCGCTCGTCTACAACGAGTCCCGTCAGACCATCGACTGGACTGCCGGCACGCAGAAGCGCATGCGGAAGGACCACAAGATCCTGGGCCGCGAGAAGAACGACATGCGTGGCGCCGAGGTGGTCACCCAGGTGGTGAAGTACACCGACGAGGTGAACCTGACGCAGTGGCACCGCTCGCGCGCGTTCAAGCAGGCGGCGCTTTCCGGCCTGGGCTGGCTGGAAGAAGGCGTCAATCCCTCCGCCGGCGAAGAGATCATCTACTCGGGGTCAGAGGACTGGCGCAACGTCTACCGGGACAGCCGCGCGAAGCGCTTCGACCTGAAGGATGCTCGCTACCTGTTCCGCCGCAAGCGCGTCGACCTCGACTACGCCATGGCGCTGTTGCCGAAGGGCCGCGACCACCTCCGGCAGGTTGCCTCGTCCGACATGACGATCGACGAGAACGACATCTGGTACCTCGGCGAGCGACTGACCGGCGCATCGGACATCGACAACAGCCTCGATGGGCTGCCCGGCGCCTGGCGCGACCGTCGTGCCTACATTGGGGGCGACCACGTCGACCAGGGCCGGCGCACGGCGGTGGACCTGATCGAGGCTTGGTACACCGTCCCGACGGCAGTGCAGGTCTTCGACAGTGGCCCGCTGGACGGGCAGGTCTTCAACCCGGCGGATCCGGGGCATCAACAGCTCCAGCGTGATCGCCACGCCATGTACGACGACGTGAAGCTCGCGATGCGGGCGATGGTGTGCACCGAAGACCAGCCGATGTGGGACGGACGATCGCCGTTCAACCACGACAGCTTCCTGCTCATCCCCGTGTGGGGCTACCGACGGTACCGCGACGGCATGACGTATGGGTTGATGCGCGGCATGCGCGACCTGCAGGAGGACATCAACAAGCGCGCAAGCAAGGCGCTGTGGCTCCTGTCGAGCAACCGCATCGTGGCCGATAAGGGCGCCGTCGACGACGTGGAGGAAGCCCGCGCCGAGGCCGCGCGTGCCGACGGGTTCATCGAGAAGACCGCGAACAAGGAGTTCCGCTTCGAGAACCCGCAGGCCGAGGTGATGGGCAACCTGCAGATGATGGACCGCAACACGCAGTTCATGCGCGACATCGGCGGCGTCACCAACGCCAACCTCGGGCGCGGCGCGTCGGGGCAAAGCGGGATCTCGGTGGAACGCCAGCAGGACCAAGGCTCGCTGACCACCTCCGAGCTGTTCGACAACCTGCTGCTGGCCACCAAGCTGGCTGGGCAACTCCGGCTGTCGCACATCAAGCAGTTCAAGACCAAGGCCAGCATCATCCGCATCGTCGGTGATGGCCAGCCGGTCGACTGGATGCCGATCAACCAGGAAGACCCGGACACCGGCGAGATCCTGAACGACCTCGCGGCCATCAACTGCGACTTCATCGTCGCCGAGCAGGACTACCGCGAGAGCTACATCCGCGCCGCGACGGCCGAGATGTTCGAACTGCTCGGCCAGATCGCCACCTTCGCCCCGCAGGTCGTCATGTCCGTGCTGGACTTGGCAGTCGAAGGGTCGGAGGTGCGTAACAAGGACGAGTGGGTCGCCCGCATCCGCAAGCTCAACGGCCAGCGCGATCCGACGAAGGAGATCACGCCCGACGAGGCCGCCCTGCAGCAAAAGCAGGAGCAGCAGGCCGAGGAGGACCAGCAGGTGCAGCGCGACCTGGTGAAGGCGCAGCTCGCCGAGCTGCAGAAGAAGGTCGAGGCGCTGGACGTGGCCACGATGGCGAAGAAGGTCGACGCAATCTTCGCGTCGCTGCAGGCCGCCCAGGTCGTTGCCACCACGCCGGGCGTCGCACCCGTGGCCGACGTGATCGCGAAGGAATCGGGCTTCCAGTCCGCACCCGGAACCGATCCGAACGTTCCCGAGGTGCCGCCCGGCACCGTTCCCCCGCAGCAGGTCGAGCAGCAGCCGCTGCATGCCGACGCGGTACCGCCGCAGCCCCAGGACGCCGAGCCGCAGCAGCTCGAAGGCATCCACAAGGGCATCGAAACCCCCACCGGCGCCGACAACGGCCCGGCCATGTGACCACCACCATCGAAAGGAATGCCATGAAGTGCATCGTCCCCGGACACGTCTACCGCCTCGCGCACAAGAACAGCCTGTCCTTCCTGAAGAAGGAAACCGTCCCCGTTGCGCAGTTGCTGAAGGGCGATCCCGACACCGCCGACCTTCCGGTCAGCCCGCCCGATGCGACCGTCCTCATCACCGAGCCCGGCACCACCAACGAAGAGGTGTTGGAGGTGCTGCTCGATCGCACCCGCTACCTGAACGACCAGTTCCCCTGCCCGGAGAACGAGACGGCCATCGCCGGCATGCAGCAGGCGCTCGACGCCTTCAATGCGCGCACCGCGAAGCGCCAGGCGCAGGGCGTCGAGGGAAAGCTCGTCGCGCACGCCTGATCCCCCACCACCAGAAGGACCACCCATGAGCACCGAACACCAAGGCCTGAGCGCCGACGAGATTGCCCTGCTGGAAGGCGACGAGCTGGACAGCGACGGCCTGCCGAAGGACGACACGCCGGCGGGCGACGGCGACAACGACGACGGGGAGGGCGAGGGCGCCGCGAAGGTCGCGCCGGCGCCGCCCGCCGCGAAGAAGGAGGGTGAGGAAGACGATGGCGATCCGGATGACGAAGATGCCGCTGCCCAGGCTGCCGCCGCAGCCGCCGCTGCAGCGGCGACCGCCGCGACCTCGGCGCCAGCCGCCGCCTCTCCGACGCCTGCACCGGCTCCCGCTGAAGGCGCGGTCGAGCTGCCGGCCGACCCGCAGTACAAGGTCATCGACGCCGGCGAGATCAAGAAGCAGCTCGAAGCGCTCGAGGCCAAGGAAGGCGAGGCGCACAAGAAGCTGATGGACGGCGACATCGACGAGGCCGAGTACGCCAAGGTGAAGCGCGAGGTGCGCGCCGAGGAGCACAAGCTCATCGTCCAGCAGACGCTGCACGAGGCCAACGAGCAGGCGGTTGCGAAGGCGAACAACGCGTCGATCCTCGCCCTGATGAAGTCCGCCAAGGCCGCCAACGAGATCGACTACATGGCCGACGCCAAGGCACAGCGGCAGTTCGACGGCGCGCTGCAGATCCTGGCGGGCGATCCCGACAACGCGGGAAAGTCCTACGCGCAGCTCGTGGCGGACGCTCACCGCACCGTGCTCGCGCTCCGGGGCATCGCGCCGAAGACGGCAGCGAGCCCTGCACCCGCGCCCGGGCCGGCCGCAGCGCCGGCACCGAAGCCGGGGCGATCGGTTGACAAGTCGCTTTTGCCTCCGACACTTTCGCGTGTGCCACCTGCTGCTGATCCCAACATTGCCGGCGACGAGTTCGCGCATATGGCGAGCCTGTCCGGCTCGGACCTGGAGAAGGCGCTGGCGAAGATGACGCCGGAACAGCTCGAACGGTACCTCGACTGATGGCCGCGAAACGCAGCCTGTCGGTCGATGTGAAGAGGGGCGAGACGCTGGAGATCGACGGCGGCCGCATCCTCCTCACGGTCGAGGAGAAATCGGGTCAACGAGCACGGCTGAAGCTGGAGTTCGAGACCCACACGGAGGTGCGCAAGCTCCTCCCGAGTGAGAAGCAAGGGCGCGTCCTGGAGCCCGCAACGTAATCCAGGCAAGTCAGGCCGCGCAGTAGTGCAGCCCTCTCAACAACCGTTGAAGGAGCGCGCACGATGCGTACCGTGATCGGGGTCAATGATCCCCAAGCAGTCAAGAAGTGGAGCACCGCGCTCGGCGTCGCGGTGAACAAGGCGAGCTACTTCGCCAAGAAGATGATGGGCATGGGCAAGGACTCGCGCCTGCCCATCCAGCGCATGGACGACCTGGAGTCCGATGCGGGCGACGAGGTCGCCTACGACCTGCTGATGCCCATGAACATGGAGCCGGTGGTCGGCGACGAGACGCTGGACGGCAAGGAGCAGCCGCTCAAGTACTACACCGACAAGCTGCGCATCGACCAGGTGCGCGGTGGTGCCGACCTCGGCTCGCGCATGACGCGCAAGCGCACGTTGCGGAACATCCGCACGGACGCGAAGCGCGTGATGACCGACTGGTGGAAGCGGCTCTACGACGAGTTGTTCTTCATCTACCTGTCGGGCGCGCGCGGTACGCAGACCGGCTACATCTGGCCGATCACCTCGGCGTTCTTCAACGTGAACCCCATCACGGCGCCCGACTCGGCGCACATGATGTACGGTGGCGCGGCCACGTCGAAGGCCTCCATGGTCAGCACCGACGCGATGGACTTGCGCCTGGTCGACCGCGCGGTGGCCAAGGCCGAGACGATGGGCGGCGATGGCTCCG